CTTTCTTATCCTAAGATATTTTTTGAGCTTAATTGTGATGTAGCATTTCATAGATTTAAAGGCAAAGAACTTTTATCAGGCACAGTTTATTTTAATAACACAGCTAAGACTTCTGAACTTCTACAAAAATGGATTGATATAAATCAAGAAAATCCTGAAGTATTTGATCAAAAGAACTTAGATCAGGCTTTAAAATCTATTTCAGATATTTCAATTATTGAGCTTCCACCTGAATATTGTTTTATCTATGACTTATCTAAAGATTACTATCCTAGGGTAAACCCTATAATTGAGCATTATCAAGCAAGTAGAAAGTTCAGATGAGAATTCTAACCATTTGCGGTATAGGAGATATTCATTGGGTAATGCTCAAGATGGAATCTTTTATAGAGAAAGAATGCAAGGGTGTAATCCCTGAGATTACAGTTTGGAACTTTGATGGTAGACCTAGAGCAGATGGTTTTGTTAGTCGCATTCCTTTTGTAAAGTTTGCTGGCTATGACAATGAGCCCATGGGCAGACAGCAAAAGCGCCTATTCCATGAAATGTATATGGAAGGATTTAAAGATGTTGTAAGCGGATTTAAAGGATATGATTATTTTATTTGTGTAAATGGAAGCCTAAGAATAGGGCATAGCATGGAAACAATCATGCGCCAATATTCTACAAATTGGAATTACAAAATAAACACAGAGGACTGCATAAGCCCATATAGTGAGCCTTACATTATTTTTTATTTCTCTAATCATGGGATGTTTACTGATTGGGTAGCCAAGATGCCACCTGAAAAGATTAGAAGTTTCATGCAACAAATTAAAGGCTACAAATTAATCCTTACAGGAAGCTCATGGGATGCGCCATTTAACCAAGAGCTAGAAGATAATGGGGTAATTAACCTTTGTGGCAAAACTAGCCTTACAGAGCTTTTTGGCTTGATTAAGGGGGCTTCTGCATTTGTTGGCTGGTGTGGCGGTAATACCATTGTTAGCCAGCACCTAAATACACCAACTTTAATGCTTTGGTCTAATTACTTCTCTCATAGAGCCTTTCAAACTAACTGGGTTGATCCTGATAGATTGGGAAAGGTTTACATTCCTATGGATGTAGAAACAGCTAACAATGATTCTCTTATGAAGAATTTGGGGGTGCTTCTTGGAAAGTAAACTTCTTTGGTTTCCTAAGTTTGGGATTGGGTATTACCCTGTAGAAGATCAGCCCTATGATGAAGCCTACTGGCAAAAGTATTTAGTAATGGAAAATACAGAAATAGGGAAAACCCTTAATAATGCTAGGGTGGAATTAGTTCAGGCTTATAAGATGGATGAGATTCTAGATATAGGCATAGGATCAGGCGCATTTGTTAAAGCTCTAGATTATGCCTATGGGTTTGATATTAATCCCTGTGCAATCGCATGGCTTAAAGAAGCTGGCAAATATAAAGATCCTTATCCTTTAGATTCCATGAGTTTTTGGGATAGCCTAGAGCATATTCATAACCCAAGCAATTTGTTAGGCTATATCAAAAAATATGCATTTATCTCTTGCCCTGTTTATGAGGATAAAGAACATATCCTAAGAAGCAAGCATTTTCGCCCTGATGAGCATTGTTGGTATTGGACTAAGAAAGGCTTAGAAAGATTTATGAGTAATTTTGGCTTTAGTCTTTTAGAATATAACCTTATGGAAACTGAAATAGGTAGAGAAGATATAGGCACATTTGTATTTGTGAGAGAGATATGAAAGCAGGCAAATTAGATCGCAGAGTTCAGATTAAAGTTAAAACATCTACAAGGGATGCTTATGGCGCAGAGATTCTTACATATTCTGTTTTGGCTACAGTTTGGGCAGAAATAATGCCTGTAAGCGGTAGAGAGTATTTTTCTGTAGCACAATTTATACCTGAAGCCAGCTTAAAGATTAGAATGCGCTACAGAGAAGATTTTGATGAAACAGCGAAGCTCGCCCATGATGGTGTGGATTATGACATTCTCTACATTGCTGAAATTGGTAGGGGTGATGGATTAGAAGTTTTAGTTAAGAAGCCTGCATAATGCAAGTAAAAATCCTAGGTTTAGAGCAACTAAAAAAAGCCCTAAATCAACTTCCTATAGAGATCCAGCAAAAGGCTCTTAGATCAGCAGTATCCGCATCTGCAAAAGTTGTAGTTGATGCTGCAATAGCTAAAGCGCCAGCAGGAGATACAGGCAATCTTAAAAAGGCAATCTACAGATATAGAAGTAGAAGTGGCTCAGGCACAGGCAGAGAAACTTATTTGGTAGGTGTTAGGAAAGGCAAGAAAGCCTATGCCAATACTGCAAGAAACAGAAGGCTAAATAGGGTAGGCAAAAAATATACAGTTCAAGGTGAAGCATATTATTGGCGCTTTTTAGAGTTTGGAACTGCTAAAATGCAAGCTAAACCTTTTATGCGCCCTGCTTTTGAGGGATCAAAAAGTAGAATATTGGATGTAATGAAAGAAAGATTAGGCAAGGCAATTCAAGATCAAGCAAAGAAACTGGCAAAAAAATGACTATTGAAACTTCAATCTATTCTGCATTGCAAGGCTTGGCTAGTGGCAGGGTCTATCCATTGCAAGCGCCTGAGAAAGTAACCTATCCTTGTATAGTTTATTTTCGCATCAATTCCACTCCTATAAATACAATAGATGGTGGTTCAACTATTGATTTAGTTCGCATTCAGGTGGATACTTATGCAAAGACTTATTCAGCCTGCAAAGTGCTTGCTGAATCTGTTAGGTCATCTCTTGAAGGAAGCGCAGTAAAGGCAACTTTACAGACTGATCAAGATATTTTTGAGCCTGATTTATCTGTTTTCAGAGTATCTCAGGATTATTATGTTTGGCAAACTAGGTAGGAGTTAATATGAGTTCAAATGCTTTAGAAGCACAAGGGATGTTAATCAAGATCGGTAATGGCGCTTCCCCACAAGTGTTCACTACTATTTCTGAAATCAAAACTTTTTCGGGTCCAACTGGATCAGCAGCAGTTATTGATGTAACTGATTTAAGTTCAACTGCTAAAGAAAAGCGCATGGGTCTTGCTGATGAAGGACAGTTAAGTTTTACTATTAACTACATTCCTGATAACACTCAGCATACATTGTTACGCACTCGCAGAGCAAGCAGAGATGAAACAGATTTTAAGATGGTGTTTACTGATGATAGCCCATCTACTACTTGGAGTTTCTCTGCATTTGTAACTGGCTTTGCTGTATCAGGTGCAGTTGATAATGTAGTGGAAGCCAATGTAACTTTAGAAATTACTGGATCAATCACACAGAGCTAAAATGGCAATCCTAAATAAAGAAGCAATACTAAGCGCAGTAGATTTAAAAAAAGAGTTAGTTAAAGTTCCTGAGTGGGGTGGTGAAGTTTACATCAGCATGATGACTGGTGAAGCTAGAGATGCTTGGGAACAGGGATTGGTAGGCGGTAAAGGTGCGAATCTAGACAATATAAGAGCTAGGTTAGTTTCCTTTACTGCTGTGGATGAGCAAGGTAAGAGGATCTTTAATAATGAAGATGCTGTTGAGCTTGGCAAGAAATCCGCAACTGCTCTTGAGAGATGTGTAAAGATGGCGCAGAAGTTAAATAGATTAACTGAGGAAGAATTAGATAATCTAGTAAAAAACTAAAAGCCCATCCCCAAAGACAGTTCTACTTTAGTTTAGCTCTGAAATTGGGAATGCCAGTTGGGGAGATGTTAAGAAGGATGGATAGTGCAGAGATAACTGAATGGATGGCATACTTTAAGTTAGAAACACTACCAAAACAGAAAGCATCAGATGTAATAAAAGCGCAGTTTGCACACAGGGTTAAGAGGAAAGAAAAATAATGGCATCATTAGGTCAGCTTGTAGTTTCTCTTACTGCGGAAACAGCGCAATTTAAAGAAGCACTTTCTAAAGCAGCCTATGAAACTGATAGGGCTATGAAGAAGATTGAATCTTCTACTAGCTTTGTTTCTACTGCTTTTAAAACACTTTTGACTGCTGGAGTTGTAGCCCAAGTTACTAGCGGAGTTAATTCAATCATTGAATCTATGGCTCGCCTAGATGATATGGCTGAAGCTACAGGCGCATCTGTAGAGAATCTATCAGCATTAGCAAATCAAGCAAAGATAAGCGGTTTAGAGATCGGCTCTCTTGAGGGCGCTTTAGTTAAATTTAATAAATCTCTTTTCTCTGTAACTGAAGAATCTAGCAAAGTTGAGAAAGCCTTAAATGCTGTTGGCTTATCTGCTTCACAACTTCGCACAATGGATACAGCAGAAGCTACTTTGCTTATTGCCAAAGCATTAGATGGATATGCTGATAGCGCAAATAAAGCTGCAATTATTCAAACTATATTTGGTAGATCAGCTAGAGAAGTAGCACCATTTTTAAAAGATCTTGCTGAAACTGGAACTCTTAATGCTACTGTTAGCAAAGAGCAAGCAGCACAGGCTGAATTATTGCAAAAATCTATTAGAAGGCTTGGGTTAGAGTTTGATTTATTTACCAAAACTATAGTTGGTAGCGCTATACCAGCACTTCTTGAGTTCTTTAAAACACTAAATGCCATTACTCAGCCTTATGCAATTCTAGGCAATAACTTAGAAGAATTAGAAATAGCATTAGGAAAAATAAATTCAACTATTGAAAAGAATACTAATTTAGGTAAAGAAAATTCTAAAAGTAATTTAGAGCTACAAAAGGGTTTGCAAACTCGCATAGCTTATTTAAAAGATCAAAAACGCATAGAGCAAGAAATTGCTGATTCTGCAAGCAAGCCTAAAAAGGTTGCTGCATTTGATCCTAAAGATTACACCAAAGGATTAGCATCAATAGAAGAAACAAATATGAAGTTCCTGATATCAACTAGAGATTTAACTTCTAGAATTGATATGGAGATGAAAAATGTATTTTCTACAGAAACAGAGAAGAAGTTACAAACTAATCTTTTAAATTTGCAAAAGTTAGTAGAAGATGCACAATCATCTATTTCTAAACAGTTATCTGAAGGAAATATTACTACTAATCAATATTCAGAAGGAATCATACAGCTTTATTCAAACTATGAAAGAGCAGTCGATACAACTAAAAAACTTGCTCAAACTCAAGAAGAATTAAATTCAAGTTATGTTTATGGCGCATCAGTAGCTCTTTCCCAATATATTAATCAAGCTCAAAATTTAGCTAATGCATCAGCAGGCATAGTAACAAATGGATTAAGAAGCATGGAAGATGCATTGTTTGGAGTTATAAGCGGAACTATGAGTGCATCTCAAGCATTCTCAAGTATGGTAAAGAGTATCCTAGCTGATATTGCAAAATTAATGATTAGGCAATCAATAGTTTCACCTTTGGCTGGTTTAATATCAGGCTCTTTAGGAAGTTTCTTTGGTGGATCAGTAACACTTGGTCAAACTTCTACAGGATTAAACACTTTTGATATGGGTGGCGGTAGAGCATTGGGCGGTGATGTAAATGCAGGAACTTCTTACTTAGTTGGTGAAAGAGGTGCTGAAATATTTACACCAAGCATGAATGGCGCAATCATTACTAATGGCACAATGGGTCAAACCAACAATGTAGTGGTAAATGTCAATATGGAAAATGGCGGAGTAGATGTTAAAGAGGGCAATAAGCTAGGCATTTTAATTGGCAATGTGGTTAAGCAAGAATTAGTTAAACAGAAAAGAGCAGGGGGCTTGTTAGCATAATGGCAACTTTTACATTTGAGCCTTCTTATGGAATTAGAGTTTCTAAAGAGCCTAAAGTTTTATCTGTTAAATTTGGTGATGGATATGAACAAAGGGCGCAATTTGGAATTAATCAAAATCCTAGGATGTGGGATCTTTCTTTTAATGGCAAAACAGAATCAGAAGCAGATGCTATAGATGCATTCTTAACTGCTGAGAAAGGTGTTACTTACTTTAATTGGACACCACCACAGGGATCATCAGGCAAATGGATATGCAGAGAATGGGATCTTTCTTTAGTTGAAATAGATTGCTATAACATCTCAGCAACTTTTGAAGAAGTATTTGATCTGTAATTATGACTTATCCATTAAAGATTTCTTCTGAGCTACAGAAATTAGCGCCAAATGCAATCATAGAACTTTATGAGCTAGATGCTTCTCCTTTTGGTGGAAGTGTATATTATTTTCATGCTGGCACTAATAGTCTAACTCAGACTGTTACTTGGCAAGGGCAACAATATCAGCCATATCCTGTAAAAATTACAGGATTTGAAATCTCTACAGGTGGTCAGATTCCTAGACCTAAGATGGCTGTTTCTAATATTTCAGGAATTATTACAGCATTGGTTTTAGCATATGATGATTTATTGGGCGCTAAGGTTACTAGAAAGCGCACCATGCAAAAATATCTAGATGCTGTTAATTTCTCAGGTGGAGTAAACCCTAATGCAGATCCTACAGCAGAGTTTCCTGATGATATTTATTATGTAGAAAGAAAGACTTCAGAAAACAAATCAGCAGTAGAGTTTGAGCTTTCAGCTTCTTTTGATGTTCAAGGTGTAAAACTTCCAAGAAGGCAGATCATACAAAATATTTGCCCTTGGAAATATAGAGGTGCAGAGTGTGGATATGCAGGCACAAACTATTATGATTCAAATGATCAGCCAGTAGGATCTTTAGGTTTAGATGTATGTGGCAAAAGAATATCATCCTGTGAGCTTAGATTTGGTGTAAATGCAGAATTACCATTTGGCGGATTTCCAGCAGCTTCACTTATAAAATGATTCTTTCTGATTCTGTAAAGGCTAGATTTGTAGAGCAAGCAAAGGCAGAAAATCCTAGAGAAGCCTGTGGATTAGTAATTATTAAGAATGGCAAGCAAGTCTATAAATCATGCAAAAATTTAGCTAGAGGAACTGATCAATTTGTATTAGATCCTGAAGATTATGCACAGGCTGATACAGAAGGAGAAATTGTTGCTGTAATACATTCTCATCCAAATATAAGCGCAAAGCCTTCTCAGGCTGATTTAGTAAGCTGTGAAGGAAGTGGATTGCCTTGGTTTATCTGTGGATTACCTAGTGAACAATGGGAGTATATAGAGCCTACAGGATATGTAGCACCATTAGTAGGTAGAAACTGGTCGCATGGTGTTTTAGATTGTTATTCAATCATTAAAGATTGGTATCTACAAAATAGAAATATTGAGCTATTAGACTTTGAAAGAAGGGATGAATGGTGGAAAATAGGGGAGAATCTTTATTTAGATAATTTTGAGAAGGCTGGATTTAGGAAAATAAGCAAAGATGATCTTGCTAAAGGAGATGTTATTTTAATGTGCATCTACTCAGAAGTTCCTAATCATGGCGCTATTTATTTGGGTGATGAGGTTATTCTTCACCATGTTCAAAATAGATTATCTACTAGGGATGTTTATGGCGGATATTGGCTAAAAAATACTTATGGTTATCTAAGATATGAAAAAGATTCAGCTTCTAGGTGAATTAGGCAAAAAGTTTGGAAAGAGCTTTAAGATGGATGTTAAAAATCCTGCTGAAGCTGTTAGAGCATTGTGTGTAAATTTTCCTGAATTTAGAAAAGAACTGATTGAATCAGGAGATAAAGGCATAGCCTATAGAGTTATTGTTGGCAAAGAAGATCAGAAAGTAGAGGATCTACACAATCCTTCAGGCAAGAATGTTATTAAGTTTGTTCCTGTTCTACAAGGTGCAGGCGGTGGCGGTGGTTTAAATATTATTACTGGTGTGCTTCTCTTGGTTGCAGCAGCAGCTTTGAATATTGCTTTTCCTTTTAACCCTGTTTCCCCTTATTTAATAAATGCTGGTATAGCTATGATTATTGGCGGTGTAATTCAAATGCTTACACCAGTTCCAAATCTTAATTCTGATACATCAAATAATCAGCCTGATAATAAGCCTTCATATGCATTTAATGGTGGAGTTAATACTTCTGCTCAGGGTTATCCTGTTCCTATAGGATATGGGCGCATGATAGTAGGTAGCGCAGTTATTAGCGCTGGAATTGTTGCAGAGGAATTGCCATGAACAAAAAGAAAATTATTGGCGCTGGTGGCGGTGGTGGTGGCAAAGGTGGTGGCGGTGGCGGTGGCGGTAGGGTTGCTCAAGAAGCACCTGATACCCTTAGAAGTATTGCTTATGCCAAAGTATTAGATTTAGTTGCTGAAGGTGAAATTGAAGGTTTAGCAGATGGCTTAAAATCTGTTTATTTCAATAACACACCATTACAAAATGACAATGGAACTTTTAACTTTAGTGGCGCTTCAGTTGTATCTACAAGAGGAACACAGGATCAATCTTATATTGAGGGATTTCCTGCTGTAGAAAATGAGCTTGGTGTTAATACTCAAGTAGAATTTGCAACTCCTATTGTTAGACAGATTTCTAATGCTGATGTTGATGCTGTTAGAGTAACCATAAGCATTCCACAGCTTACTCAACAAAATGTAACTAATGGTGATTTAAATGGATCATCAGTTCAATATGCCATTGATATTCAATCTAATGGTGGTGGTTATGTTCCACAAATATTAGGAAGCCAATGGCAAACAAATGCAATTAATAAAGTATCTAATACTTTAGCTCAGGCTAATCAATCTGTTTATCAAATGCAAATTCAGGTAACAGATACAAGCAATACTGCTGTTTATGCTGTGCAATATAAATTGCAATCTAGCCCTACTTGGATAACTACTGGATTGACTAGCAAAACAGATACTCAATCGCAAGAAGCTGGTTATTATGATTCTGATGGCAACTGGAACACTTATACAGAAACAATAACTATTAAAACTTTTACAAGCCCATTCTTAGCTTTGGGATTGTATGAGATGAGAGTGGTTATAACTTCAGGAACTCCATACATTAGCGCTGTAAATGGCAATATTGGAACTCCATTTGCAACAGTTAATGGAAAAACAACTTCTAAATATCAAAGATCTCATAGAATAGAACTTACTGGTAGTGCGCCTTGGGATATAAAAGTTAGAAGGGTTACAGCAGATAGCACTTCTTCTGCTTTGCAAAATAAAACATTTTGGGATTCTTACACAGAAATTATTGATGGCAAATTTCGCTATCCTAATTCTGCAATAGTAGGAGTTAGGATTGATGCATCTCAATTTGATAGCATCCCAAACAGAAGTTATGATCTAAAACTCTTAAAAATTAAGATTCCTACAAACTATAACCCTATTACTAGGGTTTATACAGGGATGTTTGATGGAACTTTTAAAACTTCATGGACTGATAACCCTGCTTGGGCTTTCTATGATTTGCTAACAAACAGCAGATATGGCTTGGGTGGGTTTATAGATGAAGCTCAAGTAGATAAGTGGGCTTTGTATGAAATAGCTAAATATTGTGATGAATTAGTTCCTGATGGCTTTGGTGGCACAGAGCCTAGATATACTTGCAACATCTATCTGCAAAGCAGAGAAGAAGCCTACAAAGTTATAAATGATATGGCTTCTATATTTAGAGGGATGCCCTACTGGTCTAGCGGATCTATAACTTTAGGATATGATGCGCCTGCTGATCCTGTTTATCAGTTTACAAATTCTAGTGTGATTGATGGCACATTTACTTATCAAGGTAGCGCAATCAAAGCAAGGCATACAGTAGCTTTGGTTACTTGGAATGATCCTGATGAATTCTATAGACAAAAAGTAGAATATGTTGAAGATGCTGATGGCATAGCTAGATATGGCATTGTTCAAACAGAAGTATTGGCTGTTGGTTGCACATCTAGAGGTCAAGCAAACAGGGTGGGGCGCTGGATTCTATTTACTGAGCAATCAGAAACAGAAATAGTAACCTTTAGAACTGGCTTAGAGGGTAATCAAATTCGCCCATCTAATGTTATTCAAATTGCAGATGAAGCAAGGGCTGGCACTAGAGTTGGTGGCAGGATTTCTTCAGCAACTACTACTGTAATTACTGTTGATCAAAATGTAGCTTCTATTACAGGAATTGTTGGCGCTTCCTTATCAGTTATCTTGCCTAGTGGAACTTTAGAAACAAAAACTATTTCTTCTGTTTCTACTAATGCTATGACAGTTTCTAGCGCTTATAGTGAGAATCCTGCTGTTAATGCTATTTGGATGCTAGAAACTTCTACTTTATCTTTGCAAACCTTTAGAGTAACTTCTATAGTAGAAGAAGATGATGGGCTTACAGTTACAGCTTTGGAACACAATCCTGATAAATATGATGAAGTTGAGCTAGGATTAAAACTACAGCCAAGAGTTATTAGTTCATTATCTTTAGTTCCTGAAGCGCCAAATAATCTTTCTGTATCAGAAGTTCTTTATGAACAAGGTGCTGATGTTAATGTATTAGTTACTCTTTCATGGACACCAGTTCAGGGCGCTACTTCTTATCAAGTATCTTATAAAGTAGATCAAAGAAACTTTGTAACCTTACCATCTACACAATCAACTTCTATAGATATAAGAAATGCTATAGATGGACAGTATGACTTTAAAGTATTTGCAATAAATTCTATTGGCAAAAGATCAGCACCTACAGAATTAACTGCACAGATTTATGGAAAAACTGCGCCCCCTGCTGATGTTACAAATTTTTCAGTAAATATTATTGGAACTCAAGCTCATCTATCTTGGACACCAGTAGGAGATCTAGATCTAGCCTATTACAGAATTAGGCATTCTAGGCTAACTACAGGAGCAACTTACTCAGATGCTATAGATGTGATTGATAAAGTAGCTCGCCCTGCTAATACTGCTGTAGTTCCTGCAATGACAGGCACATACTTTATAAAAGCCTATGATAAGTTAGATCATGCTTCTATTAATCCAACTTCTTCTGTAGCCATTATTAATGACATTTCAGGACTTAATGTTATTGAAACCATTACAGAATCACCAGCATTTTTAGGTCAAAAAGTAGAATGTTCAGTAGGTGATGAAGGATTGATTCTAGATACATCTATAGACTTTGATTCTGCAACTGGTAATTTTGATGATGCAGAAGGTTATTTTGATGGTGGTGGTGGAACTACATCTACAGAAGGAACTTATTATTTTGAAGATTATGTAGATATTGGTAATGTATATACAAGCAGAGTTACAGCAGTTGTAGAAGTAGGGCGCATAGATTATGTAAATAACTTTGATTCTAAAGAAGGATTATTTGATGATGCATCAGGGGATTTTGATGGTGATCCTGATGCTTTTGATGATACTAATGTAGAACTTTGGGTAAGCACTACAGAAGATGATCCAAATAGTTCTCCTGTTACTTGGACAGCTTACAGAAGATTTTTAGTAGGAGATTACAAGGCTAGAGGATTTAGGTTTAAGGCTGTTTTAACTTCTACAGATGAAAACTCAAGCCCAATTCTAAAAACTTTAACTGTAACTATTGATATGCCTGATAGAGTTGCTGGCGGAGAAGATATAGTAAGTGGAACTGGTGCAGGCGGATATTCTGTAACCTTTACTCCATCCTTTAAAGTAGCGCCTGCTATTGGTATCATGGCACAGAATTTAGCTCAGGGTGATTTCTATGAAATACCCACAAAATCAGCTTCAGGCTTTACAATAAGGTTCAAGAATTCAGGCGGAACTGTAGTAAGTCGCACCTTTGATTATGTAGCTAAAGGCTATGGTGAGCTTGTAACTTAGGAGAATATATGTCGCAACATGATCTAACTATTAATAACCAAGGCTTTCCAGCCTTTAGAGCAGATCTTAATGATGCCTTACAGGCTCTAGGATCTACACAGTCAGGAACTACTGCACCTTCGCCTACTTTTGCTAATCAGCTTTGGTATGACACCACTAACAATATTTTAAAATTTCGCAATGAAGATAATGATGCTTGGATTAGTTTATTAACACTAAATCAAACTGCTGATACTGTTTCTTCTTTGTCTTTATCTAGTTTGACAAGCGGTAGAGTAACCTACGCTGGCGCAAGCGGAGTTCTACAAGACGATGCCGACTTTACCTTTAACGGCACTACAGTAACATTAGCCAACGATGCCGTTATTAGCGGATTAGATATTGGTAAAGGTGGTGGTTCTGTATCAACTAATACTAGGGTAGGTGCTGGTACTTTAAGCTCAAACACATCAGGATTATCAAATGTTGCTATTGGCTACCTTGCTTTTAATGCAAATACTACTGGTCAAGGCGGTGTTGCTATAGGAAGTGGTGCTTTACAAAACAACACTACTGGCAACAATAACGCAGGTGTTGGCATTAATTCTCTTTTAACCAACACTACTGGTCAATACAATTCTGCATACGGAACTGCATCATTACAATCAAACACTACTGGTGCAAATAATGTGGCAGTAGGTTATACGGCATTATTATCTAACACCACCGCATCTAACAACACAGCAGTAGGTTATCAAGCTTTATATGCAAACACTACAGGCACAAGTAATACAAGTGTTGGTTATCAATCATTAGATTCTTGCACCACTGGTACTGGTAATACTGCACTTGGATTTGGCACAGGAGTCGCTTTAACAACTGGCGGTGGCAATACTATTGTTGGTAGAGAAGCTGGAGAAGCATTAACAACAGCAAATAATTGCACTTTTGTTGGAACATATTGTGGCGAACAAACAACTGGTGCAAGTAACACTTTTGTTGGTGGTGATGCTGGGTATTTGGTTACTAGTGGTGCAAGCAACACCATTCTTGGTCGCTATAACGGCAATCAAGGCAGT